TGAATTACGTTAAAACCTTGATTATGAAAGACCTCAGAAAACTAAACGACAACGGCTTACTTACTCACAGGTCAGAACACGACTTCCAAAAGAATTGTTACCTAACAATCAATATGCGCCACCCTGAGTTACGCGGTAGGTTGTATGCGGTCCCTAACGGTGACCTAAGACAAAAGTCAGTAGCCAACAGGTTAATGCAAGAGGGTGTTGTCCCAGGCGTACCGGATCTTGAGTTTATCGCCGGGCATGGTAAAACCGTGTATATCGAAATGAAGAAAGATAAGGGCGGCGTTGTTTCTGCTGCTCAACGTAGACAGATCGATATGAGGCTTGAAATGGGGTTTAATGTATTTCTTATTAAGGGTGATTATAAGGCGTTCTTTAGTGCGATTGATATTAGCATGTGGATTGCCGATAAAAAACATTTAGACCCATCCGTAAAAACACTTAATGAAGCTGGACTCACATTAAACGAGTGGGCTTGCCAACAAGGAATGTTAATGTATTTATTTGAATTAAGTGATGGATTAACTAAGGTTAATTTTTTAAACATTAAATTAATTCAACAATTAATCGATTGGCAAATGGACACATCACTTGGGTTCACACTTCAGTTAGAGGGCGACACTCTTTCTAAAAGGCTAAAAAGAGAAAATATATTAAAATAATTAAAAATATATTAGGATAATTAAAAACTCTTTCGTAGATTCGTGTATACTTAATTATTAAAACAACATTATGGGATTTTTAAAAAGATTAAAAGAATTAGAGAAGAAAGTTGATGCTTCAGCTGAACAAGTGTATAAGCTAAAGTATGAGAATAGACAACTAAAGTTTAGAATTGACAACCCACCTAAATACAATAAAGGTGACAAGGTGAATGGCTATCTTATTATTGATCGAAATGTGAATCATAATGCATTTAATTTTGGATTAAATTGTAATCTTGGATATGATTTTTACTGGCTGTATAAATGTGCCGACATTAAGACAGGTGAAGCCAAAGTACTCAGTCAAAATGACTTAGATAATCAATCTAAACCAAAAAAACAACAATCATCATGAACACAGGAAAAGAATATTTAGACGTGCTCTCTAAGAGACAGCAGGAACTTTGGAAGATCAACTATAATAATGAGGAACAGGATTGCGAAATGAGTGATTTTCTATCAAAGGAATTTAAAGGAATTTACACTTTCATAGTTAGTTCGTTTACATGGTTTAATACGCCTGAGCCTGGATTATTTTGGAGTGATTTAGCTTGCAGGGACGTTAGGCTACAGGTTGCACTTAATGAGGTTGAATACCTAAAGGAAGCTCTTAAGCAAGTGGAAACTATGCACATTGAGGAGATTAAGGAATTAAATCAAAAGCTATCTAACTTTACTTATGTAGAAGGGTACAGCAAGGGAGCTCTTATCGGACGTGAAACAATTCCACCTAAAAAATAATACGATGAACGTAGAAAAAATTAAACCCATTTTTACAGATGATGAGATTAATTACATAGAGAGTGTAATTGAGCAAATGAGAGAATCTAACAAAACTGAGCTTAGAGCTATTGTATCGTGCTGCGACACATGCGCTAGAGAAACATCAAAATTATTAGATCAAAATAAAATATCGTATACGTCTATACCAACATTACAACATTGCAATATGGTATGTGAAATGATTCCATATCTTAAACCTGAAGGTATTAAGGTGGTCATATACGAAGATCAAAAGGCTCACAATAATCCAGAGTACAAAGAGATAATTGGACGTGTTAAACAAGCTAATATTGATAACAGATATTTAAAATAATTTAAATTAACTGCAATAGTTACAGTAATTTATCATACATTTACAAAAAATCATTCTTATGAACGTAGAACAAAATCAACAAACGCCTACTGTAGTGTTTAACATTAAAGTAACTGAGCAAACATTACAGTTTATAATTAACAAGTTAATAGAGAGTCCGTATGCTGAGGTAGCTGATCTTATTAATGACCTTAAGAATCAAGGTAACGCTGAAATAGAAAAAATTAAGGCTAAGATTATCGATGCTGAGATTAAATCGAAGGAAGCTGCTGACGAAAAGTATCAAGCAGAAAAGAAGTTAGTTGCTGAAAAGATCGAGGAGGATAGGATTGCAAAGGAGAAAGCTGACCAATTGGCAAAGAATAAGCAGATAGCTGAAGACAAGAAAAATAAAAAGAAAACTCCCGTATCTGAAAATACAGAAGGAGCATAAACGATAACCTATCTGATGGGACAATCAGAATGGAAGAACAGACGCCCGAAGTTTAAACGCTTCGGGCTTTTGTGGCAAAAAGAAATAACTATGTCAGAAGAAAATACAGATGAAGTAGTAACAGTAGAGTTTACAAACAATCTAGGCAATAAAGCTGTGGTTACGCTAAGTATTGACGATCAGGACATGCTAGATGTTAAGTTCGATTTTGGAGAAAAAGGATCTGAAGCAATTGACGGGACTTTGCTCTCTGGTGCGGTATGTGGTTTATTTGAAAAGTTAACAACAGAAAGTTAAAAGATTATGATACAATTAGCAATTATTATAAGTATGGCTTCTTTAGGCTTCAGATGTATAACGGGTCCGGGAATGATTTTTTACTTTCTTAGAAAACCTTTTGAGAATGCAAACAAAGTAGTTAAATACATTGCAAAGCCTTTTATATTGTGCTCTACGTGTATGGCTTCGGTTCATACGATTATTTGGTTACCATTCCTGAGTAAGGACCCTACGATAAGTCATTTTGTCTTAATTATGCTTGTGGTGGCATTTTTGAATACTATATTATTCTCTTCCATAGAGCTTATTCAGGCTGTAGTTAAAAATCTTAATGATTAATTCATGAAAAAATATCTCAAATATCTGCTAACTCCATTCAGATTAATTCTAGTTCTTCTGTACGTATGTTTATTAATTGTAGATAGGTTCATTTGTGCGCCGATCTTCTGGTTAAAATTGGACTCAATCACACCTAAGAACTTTAATTATAACGCTATTATACGTGTGGCCTTTGTTGCGTTTATGTACTGCATGTGGCAGCTTATTAAGCTTTTTATGTAATAATTCATTATCTTAGTAACATGGAAGAGAACGAAAATAAAATAAACTTAGGCGGTAGGCCAGTTATTTACGAGCACCCGGATGAAATGGCTGAGAAGCTAAACGATTACTTTAATAGTATCCTTTTAGAGAATGAATCAGGAATAATTACTTTTTCTATAAAACCTACAATATCTCGAATGTGTTTTCATCTTGGTATTTGTAAATTTACATTTTACGATTATGCTAAAAAAGATGATTTTAAACATGTAACAGATATGGCCCGTATATTAATTGAGGGATCATATGAAGAGATGCTTTACGAGAAAGGTTCTTCAGGTGCTATATTTGCGCTTAAGAATTTCGGATGGGAGGATAAGCAACAGCTTGATTTTACCAACGCTAAGCTTGCGACAATAAATTTTGCCAAACCGGATAGCGAAGAGGAGGAGGAAAATAACGAATAAAACAACACTATGAACAACTTAACAACAGATCAATTAATCACCGGAATTTTTATTATAGTTATATTATTATTCTCAATCGGATACTCAGTGTATCGTAATTTAAATGACAAAAGGAAAATGAAAATAGCACGTCAAACGGCTAAGGAAGCTGAAGCATTACTTGAGGCGCAACTTGTGGGCGCATACGCTGAAAATGCTTTGAGGTCCAACCAGATAAGCGATTTAAAAGATACGCCAACACATAAGAGTATACGTAAGGGTAAGTCTACAAATGCTAAGAATCGACAGAAACGTAAAAATAGGAAAAAATGAAAGACCTAAACGAAAAAGAACAAAAAGCACTTGATTTGACAGTTCATCTATGGGATGCGCTGTTGCAGTTAGAAGCGCTTCATCCAGACGACTTGACTGAACATTCTAGGGACCTTCATAATATTCAAAATAGAATAATGTCAAGACCATTCGTGAGAAAACACATTTGTAAGAAATGAAAAAATGTAAAACCACACTACAGAGACGTAGATACGCAGTTAAACTGATGGTTAAACAAAGGGGGTCTTTAACGGTTCAACAGGTAGTTTCAATCCTGGCTGAAAGTCTTTTTCTCTCAGAATCTACAATATGGAAGGATCTAGCTAGTGAAGATTAGCCCTAAATATGAAAACCTATTCAAAGCAATTGCCGGAGAACTAAAAGTTGACACGGTGGTTATTACTGGCGGTCGTGATAGTTCTAAATCATTCACAACATCCGCAGCCGTGACCGATGGGGTTGCCAGGTTCGGGCATAGAGTTTTATATACTCGTTATACATTAACATCTGCACACGACTCTATCATACCTGATATGAATGAGAAAGTGGATCTACTAGGGTATACTGATTATTTCCACACCACAAAGGATCGTATAACTTCAAAGATTAATAACGGTAAAATCGTATTCAAAGGGATAAAAACCTCTTCAGGATCACAGACAGCAAACCTTAAGTCATTAAAAGATTTTTCTATATTCATGGTCGAGGAAGCTGAGGAGTTGCCTAGCTTCGACGAATGGGATAAAATACAGCTATCAATTAGGGCCACAGATGTACAGGCCCTTTCTATTTTGGTGTTGAACCCTGCAACAATGAAGCATTGGATTTTTAAAGAGTTCTTTGCTGATAAAGGAGTTAAGCCCGGATTTAATGGAGTAAAAGGCAATGTATTGTACATTCACACCACTTATTTAGACCTTGGAAAGGAATATATCGCACCTAAGAACTGGCGAAAATACGAGGAGGCAAGGATTATTTACGAGGAGGTTGAAAAATTAGATGCTAGTGAGCGCTTAAAACTACCTAAACGAAAGATTAAAAAGTGGAAATATTACAAATATGTCGTATTAGGTGGTTGGCTTGAGTCTGCTGAAGGACTTGTTTACGAGGACTGGACAACATTTAAAGACTTTCCTGAGGAAGATGATGATTGTATTGTTTTGTATGGTTTAGATTGGGGATTTGCAAATGACCCCGCCGCTCTATGTAAGGTTATGATAAGAGGTAAAAAACTATATGTAAAAGGCTTGATATATAAAACAGGTCTTTTAAATAGGGAGTTTGCAGACCTTATAAAGAAATGCATAGAGGCTGAGGGTGACGATTGGGAGGATATTTATATTGTTGCTGATAGCTCAGAGCCTAAATCAATAACAGAATTTCAACGAGATTATGACCTTGGAATCGTTGGAGCAAAAAAAGGTCCCGGATCAATTTTGTCTGGTATCAAAAAAGTTCTTAACTTTGAGCTTTTGGTTCATGAGGATAGCGACGACATACATTTCGAACTAAATCATTACCACAAAATAGAAATTGTTAATAGCAAGGGTGAGACTGTAACGCACGTTGTTGATGAAGATAATCATTACTGCGACAGTTTTAGGTATGCGGCAACACTATACTAATATGGCAGACAATATAATCAAATCAATAGGTAATGCAGTATTAAATTCATTTTCTGTAAATCCTCAAACATACGGCGCAACTGGTGCAAATTCTGACATAGTAAGTGGGTCGTTTTTAGCTATATTAGGTGGGTTTTTCGATTGGAATGGTGCGACAAGTAACAAAAGGGCCTTTGAATTGGCCTTTGGTTCTAACCCTATCGTATACATGGTTATACATAAAATTGCCTCTGTAATGTCCTCAATGCCATTTATCACAGAAGACAGTGAAGGTAATGTAATAGAGGACGGTGAAACGCTCAAGTTTCTTAACTCTATGGTTGGCGTTACGCGTATAGAGTTTTACGAGGAGCTTTCTGAGCAGATTTTATCTACAGGTGACGGATTCGTACATAAAATTATAGGTACTGGCGCAGGAAGAACGTTAGAGGTCCTTAAAACGTCTGGTATTATTCCGAATATGTCGCGAAACGGAATCCTTGTAAGTTATGACTATCAATTTGGTAGTATTCACCTAAAGGGTGTTGACCCTAAAGATATTTTACATATACGAACGTCAAACCAAGTAATCGATAACAGCTTAGGTTTTAAGTGGGGGCTTTCTCCATTACAAGCAATGTGGATAGTTGTACAATCAAGTATGGAGAAATTCAAGGCTGAGGCGTCCATATTTAAGAATCGTGGTATCATTGGGATATTAACAAATAAATCCGATACACCGCTAAGAAGCAAGGAGCGTGAGAGATTACAAGAGGAGTTTGACGCGGAGGCGGGTGGTACAGAGAGATTTAATAAAATTAAAATTTCATCCGTTGATTTAAATTACATTCAGACGGGCATGAGTCCGACGGATTTAAAGC